AGCGGAGCCCGGCTCGCAGTCCTTCGCCAAGCATGCCAACTCCGGCGCAGAGTTCGATGGTATGTAGAGCCATGTCATGCTTCCATCTCACGCGCATAGTCAGCCAGCCACAGCGCATCAGCCCGACCGCAGTCCTTCTTTCTCGCCAGCGGTGCAGCCGGCCATTTCTGCGCTGCCTTGACTCGCGCCGCGTCTTTCGCAGTCCTGAGCAACCCGGCGTGTTTCTTCCATGCCTGCGGCGTCACCATCGAGTACGGGCACAGAAAGCGATCGACAAGGCTTTCGACGGCGCCGACAGCACGGCCAAAATTGAACATGCTGGTGACGCCCTGCCCTGGCATTGCGTGGACAAGCTCAAGCGAGATGTGCCCGATGTCGCGGCCTGCGATGGCCTTGCCCAAGTTGACCCACAGTTCCCGAACGTGGACGCGCTTGTCGTTCTTTGGCATGTCGCCGCAGTCAACGTATTGACCAAAGTGGTCAACGATGGCCCATGCGCCGCTCAAGCCAACATCAATCCCGATGAACAGGGTCACTTTGTTGTTCCTTCATTCGTTGCGCCAGTCGCCCAATGCGCCCCGGTTGCCTTTTTCCCACTGATCCGCAATGTCATCTTTCAGCTTTTGTGCGGCCTTCTCGCCGCGTCGTTTTTCAATGTCTCTCAACACCTTGCGAAGCCACTCAACACCTTCAACTTTTCCCTTTTCAACTCGCCTTCTGATCCATTCCCTCACTTCGCATCTGTGCCTCTCTATCTCCTGCATAACTTCCCCTCTGTCCTGATGTCGCTCTTGGTGGACGGACCTAGCCCTTCCGCATGGTCCTTCACGCATCGCTCCCGGAGCCACACGACCCGCCAGCCTTTTCGACGCTCGGGGTGCTAGCTTCGCCGCCCCGTTTTGCCCTGCTTCCGCGTCTTCCGCACAGTGGGCTTCGTGCCTCTGACCCCTGCGGTTAAATGGTTCCCACGGGCCAGCGCATCGAGGTTTGTCTATCCAGGCCGCATGACTGCTTTCAATCCCATCGCCAAAGCAAACACCTTGCGCCGCAGCATGTAGTCGTTGGCGTCTTCGCCGACTTCATCGCTCATCCAGTACAGCCATCCAATCTCTTTTGCAACGCGCTCGCCTGTGCCGCTGGCGTCGTTGTCCGCGACGAGAATCCCACCCGGCAATGTCTCGGCAACCTTCTTCATGTTTCCTGCTGAAAAGCAAACATGCAGCGTGTATGGAACCTTCAGGTTCTGCAGCGCAAGGCGAATACTCAAGGCGGTCGCGTAGCCTTCGCAAAGGATGTGCTTTCCCTTGCGGTTGAAAATGAATTCAGCCCCGCCAGAGCGCTGACCGTAGAGAAACTTCTTATCGCCGTCCGGCTTGATCAACTGGCAGCCGACGATTTCAGAACCGCGCCGCATCGGGATCACCAACACGTTGTCGGTGTCCTTGTTCCAGATATTCCCGATTTCGTCTGGAAAGCCTTTTGCAGCCAAATATGGGTGCGTGGCAAGCTCCGTATCACCCAACATCGTTTGCGCCTTCTGCGCGGCATTCCGGGCCAGCGCCGTGGCTTCCTGCGCCGCTTGCTTGGCCGACTGAATGGCCTGTTGTGTGACGGCTCTCGATTCGCCTTCTGCGCGCCAGATTGCTGGCTCGGTCATGGTCGCCCAGTTCTGAACGAACCCAATGCCATCCATGAGCTTGTAGGCGCCGTTGCGGCTGCGTGGCTTGTCCTCGGTCGCAACCCTGATCCACTTGCCAAACACCGGGCTGGCAACCTTGACGCCATGAAGCAATGCGAACTGCTCAAAGTTCATGCCGCCGCCTTTCTGGACTTCGCCCAGGCAATCTGCCGGCTCTTGACCCAGTTCGCCACTTCAAGGGACAGTGGCGCTTCAATGTCCTCAAGGCCACGCGGCCAGACGGTAAACCTCTCGCGGTACTTGTGCGAAACCCATCCATCCGAATAACCGCGCTCACGGGCGAGCGTCAGAAGTTGGCTGTAAAAGTCCTGCTTTGAAACCTTGTCATTCGCGGCCTTCTTGCCGGTCAACTCTTGAAGTTCACCGGGTACGCTGATGACCTCACTGCGCCGCGCCCGGACGAATCCGCAGGACGGGCAAGTGTCTGAATTCGACGGCCAAAGGCGCTCGCAGCACGGGCACTTCGCCGCCTCTTTCTCTTTCGCCGTTGGTTCCTTCTTGGGCTTCTCGCGGCTGTCATCCATTTCCGTCACGCCTTCGGAATAGATGACCTCCCAGTCCTCGCGGAATCGCAGGTAGTTGCCCGAGTGGTCAAGCCACAAGGCAAACTCTTTGCCGGGATACGAGCGCATCACGCGGCCCATCTGCTGGATGTGGCTGGACAGTGACTTGCTGAATGGCCTGGCGCTTACCCCAATCATCACGTCGGGAACATCAAACCCCTTCGTCAGAATGTCCGTTGCAATCAGCCCGTGAATCGACGTGTCCGGCCTTGCGAAGTCCTTGATCGCCTCTGCCTTGAATTCGTCGTCATCTTTGTACGAAAGAGAAATGAAGTTGTATCCCGCCTCATTGAACTTCTGCGCCAGATCGGCGGCATGTGCGACACCGGAGGCGAACACGACGGTCTTGCGCGGCCCGCCAAATACTTCGTGCGTCTTCTTGACCCACTCGGTCACCACATCGCCCGTGATCGCCATGCCACGGTCTTGCGCGTCTTTTCCTGACCACTCACCGGCCACCTTGACGGCCCCGGTCATGTCGATTTCTTTGGCAATGAAAACCCGCAGCGGGGCCAGCTTGCCAAGTTCCACCAGTTCCCGCGTCGAGATAGCCGACACGACGTTGGTGTAAATCTGTCCGAGTCCCTTGGTGAACGGTGTTGCCGACAGGCCAACTACCTTCACGCTCGGGTTGTTCTTGATGAACTTGATCGTCTGTGCGCGGGTCTGGTGCGCCTCATCAACAATCAGCAGCTTCAGGTTGGGAAATGCGCCGCGCTTCTCCAGCGTCTGCGCGCTGCACACCTGGATCAATTGCTCCGGCCGGAACCTCCAGTGTCCTGACTGCAACACTCCGTGGTCGATCTTGTAGCCATCCAGGCGCTCGCTGGTCTGGTTGCACAACACAATGCGGTCCAGCACCATCGCCGCCCGGTTGCCCTTGTTGGCAGTCGCCTCCAGCAACTCAATCGCCATCTCCGTTTTACCCGCACCTGTCGGCGCAACAAGCATCTGCACCCGATGCCGGTCAATGAACCCGGCGCGCAGCTTGTCCAGAATCGCCTCTTGATAGGCGTAGAGTTCCAGGCTCACGCGGCCACCTTTTCAGCCTTCTTGCGCCAGCTTGCAACCTGCTTCTTAAGCTCGCCGTTTTCTGTCATCAGCGTATTGCGCGACTTCTTCACAGCACTCAGTTCAGCCTCCAGAGACTTCACCAGTGCGCGCAGTTCCTTGATGGTTTCAGCGGCCTGTGTCTTCGCTGTCTCGCTGGTGTCCATCGCTTCGACGGCCAGTTTGTCGCGCAGTTGTTCGTTTTCCTGCGCCAGTTCGTTGATGGCGTGTTGCGCTTCCGCGAGTTGGTCGCCAGCGGTCACGTCCTGAACTTCTGCCGGCCTTTCATCGAGGGTGCGCTTGGGTTTTGCGGCAGGCTTTGCTGGCTTGTTTTCCGACTTCCCGATGCGGCTGGTGTCCTGCTGATAGGTCTTCCCGGCGCGCTCGACGGTGCGAACGGCAGACTTCGTATCTTGGGAATTTCCCAAGATAGACTCCCGATGGGAGGCCACTGTCTTGTGGTCAACAGAGACAACCTTGGCAATCTTGCTATCGCTCCACTTTGCCCACTCGGGATCGCGCAACATAGTTTCCACGCACTTGCGCTTGTCTGCGTTTGTGCGCTGCAACCCGTGTGTGCCGTTGGCCCCAAGGGAATAAAGAATTGCGTCCCGCACGGTCCCGCCGCGCACCTCTGCGGAAATAGAGGTGCGCGTGGCGTGGCGATGTGCATGGAAGCGGTGAAACCCATCGGCCAGCCAGTAATCGACACCATCATGGAATGCAACGATTGGCGGAAACTCAATGCCAGCCTTGATGCCCTCCGCATAGTCGGCAACCACTTGGTTGTTTATCTCGACGCGGGCCTGTGTTCCGCCGTTGATGCGAATGGCGTTCAGGTTGATTTTCTTGATCAATTCCATGTGAATCCTTCAAAGGCAACAACCCAGCGAGCGCGCTCAATCGAGCGGTGCCGGATGGCCCAATAAATCAATCGTGTGATGTAGGAAACGCGGTTCATACGAGTCCCCGCTCCCGTTCCATCTTTGCGACCTGGGCAGGGCTGCGCTCCTTGATCAGCCTTTCCATGTTCAGGCGGGCAGCGTCAGCGGCACCACGCTCGGAGAAGTCGCCAGTGCGCTCGTAGGCCGCGTAATGGGCCTCCATCGCCTTGCCAGCGGTTTGAATGGCGA